CAACCCCGAAGCCGAGTGCCTGGATGAAGGCGCTGGTCGCCGACGAGTCCACGATCAGCGTGGTCACGACGACCTACGCCAACCTCGACAACCTGGCGCCGACCTGGCGAGCGCAGGTGCTGCGCCGCTACGAGGGCACCCGCAAGGGACGCCAGGAACTACTCGGCGAGATTCTCACCGATGTCGAGGGCGCGATGTGGAAGCCCGAGATGATCGAGGACTACCGGATCATCCCCGGTGCGCTGGTCTCCGGAGTCCCGCCGTTGGAGCGGATCGTGGTCGGGGCCGACCCGGCAGGCACCGTCTCCCGGCGCAGCGACGAGACCGGCATCATCGTCGCCGGACGCGACGAGGACGGCGACCTGTACGTGCTGGCCGACCACTCCGGGCGCTACTCCCCGCAGGGCTGGGCCACCCAGATCGGCGTGGCCTACGACGGCCACGACGCCGACCGGGCGGTTGTCGAGAAGAACTACGGTGGCGACATGGTCCGCACGACGCTGGCGTCGGTGCGACCAGATATCGCGGTCACCGAGGTGACATCTCGGCGCGGAAAGGCCCTGAGGGCCGACCCCATCGCCGCGCTGTATGAGCAGGGTCGGGTGCACCACGTCGGAGTGTTCAACGAGTTGGAGGACCAGATGACCTCATGGGTGCTGGGCGAGCCGAGCCCGGACCGGCTGGACGCGCTGGTCCACGCGCTGACTCACCTGTCGGTGCGGCGCCAGCCCAGCGAGGTCGCGGTGCCGTCGTCGCTGCCCCGGATTCCGCTGCGATGACGGTGATCGAACAGCCGGGACTGAACACCTACGTCTACTACGGCCTGGCGCTGGTGGCGCTGGTGCTGGCCTCGGGCCGGATCACCCGGCTACTGGTTGCTGATGAGTACCCGCCCTCCATCTGGCTGCGGATCAAGTGGGACACCATCACCAAGGACGGCCCGTGGGCGCTGCTGGCGCACTGCCCGTGGTGCCTCGGCCCGTACATCGTCGGGCTCAACGGACTGTGGGGATACCTGTCCAACCTGCACTGGACGTGGTGGGTGGTCAACGCCTTCTTCGCCCTCGGCTACATCACCTCATGGGTGGTGTTCCACGACGAGGACGGCAGTCCCGACGTGCCGAGTGTCTAACTGATCGGTGACACGTGTCACGACGGCTGTCACACTCTGACCAATACCGGTCAAGAGGAGTGCCGTTCTATGCCGCGCATGTCTGGTCGGACCACGCTCGTTGCTGCCGCTACTCCGACCGTCACGGCTGCGGCCACACGGTACCCGGATCAGGGGGCCAGGCTCCCGGCCACCAACTCCCAGGGGTGGCAGTCCGAAGCCTGGCGCTTCTACGACATCATCGGCGAACTCCGTTACGGGGCAACGTATATCGCCAACGTCATGTCCCGGGCGCGGTTGTATGCGGCCAGCGTGGACCCCGATGGCACCACCCACGTCCTGACCGACGGGCCAGCGGTCTCGGCCATCGCCGCACTGACCGCGCAGCAGTCCGGGCAGGACGCGCTCATCAAGGGCATCGCCATCCACCTGGTCATCGCCGGGGAGTGCTACCTGATCGGCCGCACCGACGAGGCGACCGAGGAGGACATCTGGGCGGTGTTCGGGGTCACCGAGGTCACCCACTCCTCGGAGAAGGTCTGGTGGGTGACCAACGACCGGGGCCAGAAGGAGAAACTGCCGGACGAGGCGGTCATCATCCGGATTTGGCGCCCGCACCCGCGCAACCACACCCAGGCCGACTCTCCCGTTCGGGCGCTCCTGCCGATCCTGAGCGAGATCGAGTACCTGACCCGGCACATCTTCGCCCAGGTCCGCAGCCGGTTGGCCGGGGCCGGAATCTTCGAGGTCCCGCAGGGGATGACCTTCCCGGTCAAGCCCGGCATGGAGGGCCACGGGCAGGCCGACCAGTTCATGGCCATGCTCGGCGAGGAGATGATCCGGCCGATTGGCGACCCGTCCGACCCGGCCTCCCTGGTCCCCATCGTGGTGACCTCACCCGACGACCTGATCGGGAAGATGCAACTGCACACCTTCTGGTCGCCGCTGGACGAGAACGCGGTGACCCTGCGGACCGAGGCCATCCGGCGCCTGGCCCTCGGCATGGACATCCCGCCCGAGGTCATGCTCGGCCAGGGAACGATGAACCACTGGTCCGGCTGGCTCGTTGACGAGTCCAGCGTCAAGGCCCACATCGAGCCGCTGCTGGCGATCATCACCAGCGCGCTGACCGTCAAGTACCTGCGCCCGGTCCTGCACAAGGACGACGTGAGCGTGGTCGCCGACACCAGCCAACTGCGGCTGCGCCCCGACCGGAGTAAGGAGGCCGTCGAGTTGTACGACCGGGGCGAGATCGACGGGCAGGCGCTGCGCCGGGAGACCGGCTTCTCCGAGGACGACAAGCCGTCCGACCCCGAGTTCCGGGACTGGCTGCTGCGCAAGATCGCCGGAGGCAGCGCGACCCCCGAGCAGGTGGCGGCGGCGCTGGCCGCACTCGGTGTGGACCTCGGCGACCCGAACCCGGCCGAGGCCACCAGGGAGGCCCGCCCGGACCGCAGCCTCGACAAGCACCCCAGACGAGACCTGCCCGACACGCTGGCCGCTGCCGGGCAGGTCTTGGTGTTCCGGGCCTTGGAGCGCGCGGGCAACCGGATGCGCTCCATCTACGGCGCCCGGCCCGGGGTACCGGCGTTCGATGTCTACCGGGTGGTGCCGGTCCGCAACGGTGACCTGGACAAGGTCTTGGAGGACGCCTGGGCCTGTCTGCCGCAGGCGCTGGACGGATTCGACTGCGACGTGGCCAAGGTCGAGGTCGCGCTCGACACCTACACCCGTGGGCTCCTGGTCTCCCAGACGGCGCACACCTACGAGGCGGTGCGACGAGCACTGGTCGCGGCATGATCGCCGTCACCGACCTGGCCGCGTTCGCCGTCGCCCGCCGACCGTTGCAGGACCGGGGCGCCGACGCACTACTGGGCTCGGTGCGTTGGGCGCTGCACCGCTACTCCAAGACCCCGAACTGGTCGCGCACCATCGTCAATGCGGCCGAGCGCCAGTTCCGGCGCACCTACCGGACCGAGGCCGGGAAACTGACCAGCAAGCAACTGCGCGAGACGGTCGCCCAGTTCCGCGAGACCCTGCGGATCAACCTCGAACGGACCGAGCCGCCGACCCCCGGGAACTTCGACTCCAAGGCCGAGGCCATCGCCCGCTGGGTGAGCAACGCCGCGATCAACGGCGGCACGATGGCGGCGGGCAACGAGATGCATACCGACCCGGAGCGCCCCAACGTCCTCAAGACCTGGGTGACCATGCACGACGACCGGGTCCGCGACGCGCACCGTCGGATGGACGGCCTCTCGGTGGGTCTGGACCAGACCTTCTCGGTGGACGGCCACCCGATGAAGTACCCCGGCGATCCCATCGCCCCACCCGATCTGACCGTCAACTGCCGTTGTGTCCTGGCGATCAGGACTGCGACCCTGGCTGCGAGCGCCGATGAAGGAGTCACCATGACCGACCTCGTGACACGTGTCACCGATGATCTGGACGAGTTCGAGGATGACCTTGCCGAGGCCCGAGAGGCCGATGCGGTCGAGGTGCCCTGGCACGGCGTGCTCGCTCCCGAGGACGTGCAGAGCGGCGACGGTCGCAAGTTCGGCGCCGACGCGCTGCGCTGGCGCGACCTGCCGCTGCCGCTGTCCTGGCAGAAGGTGACGGCGACCGGCCACGACGGCGCCGTGGTCGTCGGTCGCATTGACGAGGTGTGGCGAGAGGGCAACCTCATCAAGGCGTCCGGGATGTTCCTGACCTCCGACGAGTCCGCCGAGGCCATCGGCCTGATCGCCGAGGGTGGCATCCGGGGCGTCTCGGTCGATGTCGATGACGCGACGATGGAGTTGCAGAACAGCGACGGCACGCCCTACGACATGGAGATGGCCAGCGCCGACAACCTGCCGGTCACGGTGTTCCCGTCCGGGCGCATCTGCGGCGCGACCCTCTGCGCGATCCCGGCCTTCTCCGAGGCGTTCGTCTCCCTCGGCGACTGGGAGGCCCGGGGCGAGATCACCGCTGCGGCCCCCAAGCACGAGGGCTGCGAGTGCTCGTTCAAGGTGGACGAGGGCAAGTGGAACGGCGCCGCCAGCAACTACACCGACGAGCAGTACTACGCGGCGACGATCATCCACCTGGTCACCTCCGGCCCGGACCGGCTCAAGAAGTCCAACAACAAGTTGCCGATCCTCACCCCGAACGGCGTGCTGTCACGCGCCGGGGTGCACGCGGCGGTGAGCCGACTGGGTAGTACCGACGCCCCACCGGAGAAGGTCAGCCAGGCCAAGGCAGCCCTTCGCACCGCGTACCGCGAACTCAAGGAGGAGCCACCCGACACGATCACCGCTAGCGCCGACGAGGACCGTGAGTTTGATGACCTTGGTGACTTCGTCAAGACGGAGGATGGGCCGGGCTGGCTGACCCACCCGGCCGACACCGAGCGGCTGCGCCACTACTGGACCAAGGGTCCGGGCGCGGCCAAGATTCGCTGGGGAACGCCGGGCGACTTCAACCGCTGCCGCAGCCAACTGGCGAAGTACGTCAAGCCCCAGTACCTGTCCGGCTACTGCGCGAACCGTCACTACGACGCCACCGGCTTCTGGCCGGGCGGTGCGCCGAGCGAGGGCGGGCGCCGGGGCAGGCACTCCATCGAGGACCACCTGTCCCCCTCGGTCAGCCTGGTCGCCTCCGCCGTCGATCAGGTGGAGTCCCGGTTCTTTGAGAACCCGGGCTTCGACCGCCCCACGGCGATGACCATTGACGATGACGGGCGTATCTACGGGCACCTGGCTCAATGGGGCACCTGCCACGTCGGGTTCAAGGGCGTCTGTATTGACCCCCCGCGCTCTCCGTCCCAGTATGCGCACTTCCTGACCGGCGCCACCCGCACCGAGCGCGGCGATATCCCGACCGGTCACATCACCCTGGGCAAGGGGCACGCCGAGGATGGCCTGTCCCACGCGGCGGCTCGGGCGCATTACGACGACACCTGCCTGGTGGTCGCCGACATCACCTGCGGCGAGGACGAGGTCGGCATCTGGTTCTCCGGGCTGGTCCGGGACTTCGTGATGACCGACGCCAAGACGCTGCGCGAACTGCGCGCGGCGCCGCTGTCCGGGGACTGGCGCGGCCCGGAGGGACGGCGCGAACTGGTCGCCGCCCTGGGCGTCAACGTGCCCGGTTTCCTGGTCCCCCGCATCGGCATCCGGGACGGGCGCCAGGTCTCCCTGGTCGCGGCCGGGGTGCTCGACCGGAACGCCCAGCACGTGGTCTCCGGGCTCGACATCGGCGCTGCGGTCATGGCGGCGGTGGACGAGATCGAGGCGCGCAAGGCCCGCAAGGACATGGCCGACCTGGCTCGTAGTCTGGGCCGTGACCCCCGCAGCCGGATGGCCGCGCTGCGCGATTCGATGAAGGTCTGAGGAGATAGCGATGGCATGTGGAGCATGTGGTCAGACCGAGCAGGCCCAGGAGAAGAAGGTCTGGACGTTCGTCAACGAGAAGGGCGAGCAGAAGGAGTTTCGGACCGAGATCGAGGCCCGGGCCGCGCAGGTCCGCGCCGGGAACACCGGCACCATCAAGTGAAGTGAGGTGGCCCCGGCTAGTGACACGTGTCACCGGCCGGGGCTACTGTTCGACTAGTTCGCGTGCTGGCCCAGCCACCGTGAGTCTCCGAACGCCAAGCGTGGAGCGCCCTTTCTGTTGGCTTCCCTTCCCCGCTATTAGGAGACGAGATGGACTTCTCCATCGTGGTCGATCTGAGCACGTACTCGACTGACGACCTCGCCGCGAAGATCAGCGAGGGCGAGGCGGAACTCGACCGCCTGTTCGCCCTCGACAACCCGACCGAGGACGATGTCCAGGCCGCCACCACTGTTGGCGCTGCGCTCACCTCGCTACGCAATGAGAAGAACACCCGCGAGACCTCGGCCGCCGACCGTGGCGCTCGGATGCAGGCCCTTCGTGAGGCCGCGTCCGTACAGCCCGTCGCCGAGGTGAAGCCGCAGGACGAGGTCGTCCCCGCCCCGCAGGACGCGCCCGAGCCCCAGCCCGAGCCCGTCGCCAAGTCGGAGCCGGTGCTCATCCCGGCCGCCGTCATCCCCGCCCCGGTCAGCACCGTGGCTGCGCTCTCCCAGAGCCCCCGCCCGGTGGTCCCGACCTCCGGTCCGGTGACCATCACCGCCGCCGCCGATGTCACCGGCTTCGCCGCTGGCGCGGCGATGAACGACTGGGACTCGGTCACCGAGGGCTTCCTCAACAAGGCCCGCGCCTTCCCCACCGCCTGGGGCGTCGAGGGCGCGCAGCCGCAGCGCTACCCGGTCAGCCAGTTCCACCTCGACTTCCCCGAGTCGCTGGTCGCCTCCGGCAACCGCGACGCCGACGTGATCGAGTACGCCAGCAAGGAGTCCCGGCTTCCCGGGAACTCCCTGACCGCGTCCGGTGGCTGGTGCGCCCCGTCCGAGACGATCTACGACCTCTGCGGTGGTGGCTCGCTCGATGGCCTGTGGAGCCTGCCCGAGATTCAGGTCAACCGGGGTGGCGTTCGCTACACCGCTGGCCCGGACTTCGCGGCCCTCTACGCGGCGCCGTTCTACCAGACCGAGGCTCAGGCCATCGCCGGTACGGCCAAGACCTGCTACGAGGTCCCCTGTCCGGCCTTCACCGAGGTCCGGCTCGCGGCGGCAGGCATCTGCCTCACCAGCCCGATCCTCACCGAGGTCGGCTACCCCGAACTGGTCGCGGCGTTCATCCGTGAGGCGATGATCGCCCACCAGCACGCGGTCACGGCGAAGTTGCTGACCGACGCCATCGCGGGCGCGACGGCCCTTCCGTTCGGCGCGACGGCCCGCAAGTCCACCGCCGCCGACACCCTCGACATCGTGGAGTTCGTCGCCAACCAGGCGCGGGCCACCTACCGGGTCGCCAACAACGCGACCATCGAGGTCGTTCTCCCGTTCTGGGGCAAGGGCGCCATCCGCTCCGACCTGGCCATGCGAACCGGCGTGGACCTCATCGGCGTCACCGACGCTCAGATCGCCGCGTACTTCTCCGCCCGCAACGTCAACGTCCAGTGGATTTACTCGTACCAGCCGCTCGCCACCGGAGCCACCAACGGCTACCCGGCCACGATGGAGGCCCTGGTCTACCCGGCTGGCACCTACGTCAAGGGCTCGTCCGATGTCATCAGCCTGGACGCGGTCTACGACTCGGCCTCGCTCAAGCAGAACCTCTACACGGCGCTGTTCTACGAGCAGGGCGTGCTGCTGCTCAAGAAGTGCTACACGTCCTACAAGGTGACGATCCCGCTGTGCTCCGCTGGCACCACCGGCATCGCCAACAACGCCGCCTGCCTGACCCTCGTTCCGTAATCGCGTGGGTGGGCCGCCTGAGCCATCGCCGGGCGGTCCACCCAACCAAAACCAAGGAGGTTGAGGCGATGACTGATTACGACGAGCAGCAGGTCCAGCCGGAGCCCGAGGGCGTCCCGGTAGGCGAGTCCACCGAACCCACCGAGCCCGCGTCCGATGAGCCCGCCGAGAGTGACGGCTCGGATGACCCCACCTTCCTCGCGGGCGTCACGGAGGAGAACGCGGTCCTCCTCTTGGCAGCCGCCGAGGAGGAGGGCCTCGACCCCTCGGTGGTGGTCGTGGACTCCACCAGGGGTGGCTTCATTGCCCCCGAGGAAGTCGTGAGCAAGGCCAAGGAGGGCTCCGAGGAGTCCGACGCTGACAGCAACGAGGAGTGACCAGTGGCTGCCGTCTGTTTCCCGCTCGTCCGGGGCCGCGCGATGCGGGTCACGGCGCTGGATGGCTGTGGCCGTCCTAAGAACTCCTCCTGCGCGTCGGTGGTCACCGAGGGCTTCATCTCGGTCGCCTTCACCGCGCAGACCGATACCGGTGAGGACATCACCGTCACCAACGCCTCTGGGAAGGTCTGCGTCCGTGAGGCCGCCTGCCCGACCCTGACCGGCTATTCCCTTGAGATCAGCATGTGCGAGGTCAACCCCGACCTGTACGCGATGCTCACGGGCCAGGCGCCGGTCTACAACGCGACCGGTGACCCGGTCGGCTTCCGGGTCAACAGCGACCGCTCCGCGTGCGACTACGGGTTCGCTCTCGAACTCTGGTCCAACGTGCCGTCGGTGGTCTGCGACACCGGGGGTGCCGGTGGCTCGTTCGGCTACATCCTGGTGCCGTTCGTGCAGGGTGGAACCCTGGGCGACTTCACCATCGAGAACGCGGCGGTCAACTTCACCATCACCGGAGCGCAGACCAAGACCGGCTCCGGCTGGGACGTGGGGCCGTACAACATCCAGGGCTCCCCGGCCGCGCCGCTGGCCACCCCGATCCTCAAGGGCGACCACCTGCACGTCCAGTACACGACCGTCGCTCCGCCCGCTCCCGGATGTTCGTGTGCATCCAAGGGCACCAAGGCGTCCACGGCCAGCGCTGGCGAGCCGGGTACCTGGGGACCGGCCGACACCTACGCGCCGAAGAACCTGGCCGACGCGACCGGCGTCACCGCCACCCCGAACACGGCGTGGACCACGACCCAGTACGTCGTCACGGCGGACGGCGCCCACATCAAGTGGTCCGGCACCGCCTGGGCGACCACCACGGCCGGGACCATGATGGTCCAGGGTCTGACCGTCGAGGGCGACGACGAGGGTGAGCCCGAGGCTCAGCCGCAGGACGCCGAGGCTCCGCAGGACACCGAGCCGCAGCCCGAGCAGCAGCCCGCCCAGTGACACGTGTCACCGACGAAAGGCAGTAGTCAATGGACATGGGAGCAGGCCGCGACCAGGTGACCCTGGCGGCAGAACGGAGCCGGGGCACCAGCGACCTCTTTGTCATCGAGGGCCTGGTCCTGTTCGAGTGGTACGACGAGTTCGGCCGCAAGTTCCACGAGTGCGAGCAGTCGAACCTCATCACCACGGCGGGCGACAACTTCTATGTCTCCCGGGCGGCGGCGCTTACTGGCGTGGTTGCCGCCGCCACCGGGATGAAGTTGGGCACCGGAGGCACGGCGGTCGCCAAGACCGGTGCCGGTGCCGCGCTGGTCACCTACCTGGCCGGGTCGAACAAGGCGTTCGATGCCACCTACCCGCTGGTCTCCACGAACGTGGCGACCTACAAGCGGACCTATGCGGCGGGCGAGGCGACGACGGCCAGCAACATCACCGAGGCCGTCATCGTTAACGACACCATCGGCACCGACGCGACCAGCGCCTCGGCCAACACGATCAGCCGTGTCCTGCTGGCCTCCCCAGCGCCCAAGGCGGCAGGCGACTCCCTCACCGTCACCTGGACCCACACCTTCACGGGGGCCTAGCCGAGCCCCCTCCCGAGAGGGGGTAGCGCGTGACGATCTACAGCCGGAACTGGCAACTCACCGGGCAGAACAAGACCTCCGGCACCGCCCTCGCCGTCTCCACGCTGTCCGGCACCGCGTACCCGCAGGTCGATGACCTGCTGATGGTCGCGTGGGCGTCCGACAACGCCTCGTCCACCACCCCCACGCTGTCCTCGATGACCGTTACCGGGGCCGGGGCCATCGGTGCGGTCACCCAGGCGTCCTCCACCAACGCCTCCGCGACGGCGGCCGGGGACGTGCAGATCGGCTACGCCTGGGCTCGCGTCACGACCGCCTTCACCGCCGCCAGTGTGGTCAACCTGACCCTCTCCACGGCCGTCGCCGCCAAGGCTGCCGTCGCGACAACCTGGTACTCCACGCCCACTGCCATTGACGGCTGGGACGTGACCACCTCCCAGGCCCCCTCATCGGCCACCACCGCCACAGGCGCTGGCTCGCTGGACGCTGGCAACCAGGCAGTCTTTGCCGGTGGTGCCGTCCAGAACACCACCGGGCCGACGTACACAGGCCAGCAGATGGTGTATGTCTCGAACACCACCGGGGGCTCGGCGGCGACGAACGTCCGAGTGCTGCTGGCCCAGACCACCGCCGCCGCCCAGGTCAACATCTCCGCCGCCGAGGCGGTGTTCGCCGTCCGAGTCGCCATCGCCGCCCCGGCCGGTCCGGTGGACCTGTTCAAGACCCCCGCCGACACGGCAGCCGGTGCCGACGACGCCACTTTCGAGTTCCCATCAAAGGACCTGACCGCCACCCCGGCCGACACGGCGGCGGGTTCCGACTCGGCGGTGGACGCCCAGGCCCACGTCCGCACTCCTAGCGACACCGCCGCAGGGGCGGACTCGCACACTCCCATCCAGACCTTCTTGCGGACCCCGGGCGACGCCGCTGCTGGCTCGGACTCGGCCGTCACTGGCCCGGACAGCCGAGTCCGAGTCGAGGCCGATGGAGCCACCGGTTCCGACGAGGCGACCTTCGACTTCACTGGTGGGGCGCAGGACGTGTTCGCCACCCCGGCCGACGTGGCCGGTGGGACCGATGCGCTGACCCTCGACCGGGCCACCTCACCGGCCGATACTGCGGCGGGCTCCGACGCGGTCACCCTGCTGTCGCTCGATGACCGCCAGGCCGCCGACACCGCTGCTGGTTCGGACCAGGCGATCACCGCCAAGGCCATGCCGCGCACCCCTGCCGATACGGCAGCGGGCGCTGACCTGGGTTCGATGATCGCGGACCGGAGCCGCCCGGTCGGCGATACCGCCGCTGGCTCGGACACGGTCAACGTCAGCCAGGCCGGAGCGGCCAACGTCTCGGCCGACGAAACGGCGGTCGGCTCGGACACGGTGACCGTACTGGCGATCCGGGACCGGACCGCCGACGACACCGCAGCGGGCGTGGACAACGCCACCTTCCAGCGCGTCGGGTTCATCGACGCCACCCCCACCGACACCGCTGCCGGGTCCGACGCGGTTACGGTCGTCGCCGACCGCCCCCGAACCGCCAACGACCCGGCAGCGGGCTCCGACACCGCCTCGATCCTCGTGACACGTGTCACCGGTCCTGCGGATACCGCTGCCGGTGCCGACTCCCTTGTCGCGGCGTGGGATCGGGTGCGTACCCCGGCCGACTCGGGGATCGGTACCGAGATGCTCCTGGGCGACCGGACCGTCCTCATCGCCGACAGCGCGGGCGGGACGGACGCGGTCAGCCTGAGCGGCAGCAACCGGGTCCGCACGATTGCCGATACCGCCGACGGCACGGACAGCGTCACCACCCAGAAGGCGGGCGCAGGAGCCACCTCAGCGGCCGATGTGGCGGTCGGCGGTGACCAGGTGACCACCGTCCTGGTTCGGGGCACCAGCGCGGCGGACACGGCGGCCGGTAGCGACGCGGTCACCCGGGCCTGGGACCAGGGTGAGGCGTCCGCCGACGTGGCCACGGCGCAGGATGTGGCGGCCTTCGTCTGGGCCGCGACCCGTCCCTGCGCCGACACCGCTGCCGGGTCCGATCAGGTGGTCGCGGTCTATGACCGAGTCCGGGGCCTATCCGACAGCGCGGCTGGGCAGGACGATGTCCTCAGCGACCTTCGCCCTCCGGTGGACTACGTGGTGCTCATCGAGGACATCGCCGTTGGCACCGACCAGGCAACCGCCCTGATCCACGTAGGAGAACTCATGGACAACTACTGCTGGCCGGTGGACTACTCGTGCTGCCCGGGCTTCGACGCCTACGACAACGCGACGAAACTCCGCTCCATCGCCCTGGCCGGGGCCACGCTGCGGATGCTGACCGCGTTCCGGGTGGGCGGCTGCCCGATCACGGTGCGCCCGTGCCGGACGATCTGCCAGGACGGCTACAACCCGTTCGGGACCAGCGCGTTCTCCCCGCAGAACTGGTCGGGGACCTGGTTCAACTGCACCTGTGGCGGGGACACCTGCGGCTGCGGCGCGCTGTGCCAACTAGAACTGCCGCGCCCGGTCGGGACCGTGGACACGGTCAAGGTGGACGGCGTCGTCCTCGACCCGAACACCTACCGGGTCGATGACGGGAAGTGGCTGGTGCGCACCGACGGTGACTGCTGGCCCGGCTGTCAGGACCTGTCCAAGCCGGACACCGAGGCGGGCACCTTCTCGGTCACCTACCTCAACGCGATCCCGGTGGACCACCTGGGCCAGTACGCGGCCGGAGTGCTGGCCTGCGAGTACGCCAAGGCGTGCGCCGGGATCAAGTGCCGCCTGCCGTCCGGGGTCACCAGCATCACCCGGCAGGGCATCTCGATGGAACTGGTGACCGGGCTGTTCCCGGGCGGCAAGACCGGGATTCAGGAGGTGGACGTGTGGGTGCAGATGTACAACCCCAACGCACTGACCACGCTGCCGACGGTGTGGTCGCCGAACCAGGGCGGCAAGGCTCGTACCACCACGTCGCTGCCCGCCTTCTAGTGACACGTGTCACTGCCACTGCCATGCTCGACAGGTCCGATCCCTACGGAGGTACGTGATGGTCCAACTGCCCTCGCCGGGTGAGACCCCGTGGGATGTGGAACTGAACGCGGCGATCAACGGGATAGATGCCGACCTCCAAGCCACCAAGACCGAGATCGACTACCGGCTGGACACATTCGACGTTGAGAGCGCCGCTGCGAACGCGCTCCTCGGCAACACGTTCGGCATTGACGAGGGCGAGATCGCCAGCCCGTGGACGCTGGGCGCGAAGATGGCCCAGGAGTGGTGGACGCTGGCGAACTTCCAGACCGGTGGCGGCTACAACTCGACCAACCTGGCTCCCTCGCTGACCGGCAACGGCACCAGCCAGATGCTTCGCACCCGTCCGTACTGCGGCAACCAGCCGAGCGGCGACACCATCTGGCGACTTGAGTTCGACTACACGATGCCGGACAACGGCTGGGCCGGTATCTCGCTGGCGGCCACCGACGCGAGCCTGGTCGTCTACCCCGGCACCCAGGAGCAGTGGCTGGTCGGCTCCGGGAGCAAGCGGCGGTCCGGGCACTTCCTCTTTTACTTCAAGCCCACCGGGACCGGTGGGCTCTACCTGCAACTCAAACTCGAACTGGGGAACAACTGCGCCTCGGGGCTGCTCTCGGTCAGCAACGTGTCGCTGCGGGTGGCCGGGCACTACTCCCGCACGATGCTGGTCAGCCAGCAGTACCAGAACGCCCTCAACCCGGAGGTCCACACCCAGCACTACGACATCCCGAACCGGGTCTGGCGGATCGGTCGCCAGTTGTTCGACGCGGACAACGCGCTGACCCCGGTGGCGTTCAGCGCGGTCGATGGCTACTCCACCGACCAGCCGTACCAGAACACCCTGCCGGACCCGGACCTGGCGCGGACCTCCGGTTTCATCTACAGCAACACCGACGAGGCGTACATCACCATCCCGGGCACCTCGCTGCGGGTCAACAACAACGACCAGATCATGGTGATCTGGAACGGCACCGCCTGGGAGTACCGGGGCAATACCCACGGCGGCGAGTACACCCGGCCGACCCCCGGCGTGTCGTACAAGATCGACTACGGCAGCGGTGCCGGGCTGGTGCCGTGGACGCTGAGCCCGGGCCTGCTGGGCTGTGAGCGGTTCCAGATCACCCTGCCCAGCGAGTACCGGCTGACCAACGCTGGAACCACGCCCTACGCCAACGTGGACCGGATCATCACCTGCTTCCCGGACGGGATGACCCGGGTGGACCGGACCACCACGTTCCTGAGCACCCAGGTGATGCAGAACTACTTTGAGTGGATGTCCAGCCACGACACGACGACCCCCTACGTGGGCCGGATCGGACGCGGGCTGACGGTGCTCCAAGAGGTCGATACCCACCCGTTGCTGACCGAGCCGGTGGTCGGCACGCTGACCACCGCGACGACCGGTGGCACCCTGCCAGCGGCTACCTACTCGTACCGGGTGACAGCGCGGACGCCCTACGGCGAGACCACGGCGGCGGCGGCCAAGACGATAGCCACGACCGGCACCACCTCGACGGCCACGGTTCCGTGGGGCGCGGTCTCCGGGGCCACCTCGTATGGGGTGTACGGACGGACCGGCAGCGGCACCGAGCGGCTGCTGGCCACGGTGGGCGGCAGCGCTGTCTCATACGTCGATACCGGCTCGGCCATCCCGAGCATCCAGGAGCCGCCGAGGGTCAACACCGCGCGGCTCTACAACGGCACCACCGCGCTGATGAGTGCGGTGTCTACCTCGGCCCGCTGGTCGGTGTGGCGCGAGCCCCGCTCGGGCTGGTGCTACGGGAACATCTACGACTCCGAGACGGTGCTGGCCCGGCCGGAGGTGGACAAGGTGCTGACCCGGTTGGAGAAGGGCTCCGGGATTCACAAGCAGTACACCAACCTGATGTGGGCTGCGAACGCCGACTCGGTGACCATCCCGGCCAACACGGTGTGGACCGCGACCCACTTCTCCTTCGTCTACCGTCCCGAGAACCCCGACCGGTACCACACGGAGATCGCCGTCCGCGCTGCCGCGCTGGCGTCGCTCAAAGACATCTACCCGGCGACCTGACCAGAAGAACCCGTGACACGTGTCACCGCCGCTGTCATGCTCGCGGTAGCGGCCCGGTCCGGCTGCATCGCCTAGCAAAGGAACCGTCATGCCCCTCGTTACCTCCGGCGCAGTCGTCTCGACTCCGACGGTTCCTGCCGGAACCGGCGCCCTGCCAGACATCGCCAACGTCCAGTCCTCCAACGACCCACACCTGCTTCTGGGCGGCTCCTACGAAGGCACCGGCCTGTGCGGTCCCGGCGTCATCAGCGTCGGGATCGACCCGTGCGCCCGCGCCGACATGCAGCAGGCGGTCGGTGCCATCGGCTACACCGCTGCATACGCGGGCATTGTGCTGACCGGCGCCTCCTGCCTGGGGCCGGTTGACCTGGCCAGCCTGCAAGAGGCGGCGCTGCGCAACAGCGACACCAAGATCAACCGCACCATCCAAGACAACATCGTCGGTGGCCTCATCCCGCTCAACAAGTTCACCACCTCCACCTCCACCGGCAACGGGCTCGCCGAGGCCGAGAGCGGGGCACGCTGCACCTACTTCGGTCAGGCGGTGCTGCACATCAACCCCAAGACGGCGACCCAGTGGATGGGCCGGGAGATCATCAGGGTTGGGCGTCACCTGGAAACGGTGGCGGGCTCGCTGGTCTCACTGTCCTGCGGGGTGGCCGACAAGAAGATCGCCGTCACCGGCTACCTGACCATCTACAAGGGGGCGAACCGGGTGCTTCCCCCGCTGTCCGCCGCGCCCTCCACGGGCGCCCCCGGCGCAACCCACTCCAACCACTGGTTCGTCTCGGTGCAGACCCCGGTCACGCTGTTCAACGACTGCGACCTGGCCCTGCTCATCACGGGGGCCTAGTGGCCTACACCGAGGACACCCGGGTCTGGCCGATGCTGCTGGACCTGGCCTCCTGCGTGTGCGCGGAGTTCTCCAAGGCCGGGCTGCCGGAGTTCTGCTTCTGCGGGATCGTCCCGGGCCTGGTGGCGTTCGACTACTGCGGCGAGGACTGCGCCGAGGGCGCCTGCGGCGGGATGGCCTGGGTCTCCCCCCGGATCATCACTCCCTCGGCGGAGAGCGGCGCCGTCGGTCTGGCTCCCCGGCGCTGCCAGACGCCGATGCTCGACGTGGGCTTCGAGGTCGGCGCCGTGCGCTGCGCGCCGATGTCGGACTCCGACGG